GAACTCCACCTACACGACAACTTGTATCAGAGGGACTGATTAGTCAGCGTCCTCAATACGGACGTATGAACTTTTTCTTCTATGATGCCAAGGGTAAGAACGAATTACCTTATTATGACAGGTTTCCTCTTGTCCTACCTATTGGTATTGCAGAACAAAGTGGGTTTGTTGGTTTGAACTTTCACTACTTATCTATCCCCATGAGATTGAAACTACTCAACGTGATTGCAGAATATGCTACTGATGACAATATGGACGAAAACACAAGAATTAGACTAACGTGGAATCGTATCAAACGTAATCCACTCGTTAAACCAACCGTAAAAAGGTATCTTGCAAGTCATGTACAATCTAGATTTCGTGCGATTACAGCAGAAGAGATGATGGCGGCAGTACTATTACCAGTGCAGAGGTTTGTTCCTAATGGTATTGAGAACAAAGTTTATGCAGATTCTCGCCGTACGGCGAATCAACCAAGGAGAGGTTAATGGCCTTTTTAGATGAATTTATTGCAAACTTTAGTTCATATGGTGGGCCTGCACACCTAAACAGATTTGAAGTTATGATTATGTCTCCGTATGAGGCAAATCCAAATATCCAGACAGATAGATATGTGTCTTTCAAGATTGTAAGTCTTACCCTTCCAGGCAAGAATATCAGAACAGTTACAAACGAGACTATATATGGGCCAACTCACGAGATGGCACAGGGATTGACTTATGCTGAAACTGTAGAGATGAAGTTTTACTTATCATCAGAACATAGAGAACGACAGTATATGTTAAACTGGATGGACTTTATATACAAACCAGATACATATAATCTTGAATACTATAACAACTATAAACGAGATATTTCTATATTCCAGTTGAATAAAAAAGACGAAAGACTTACTGGAATTAAATTAATTGATTGTTATCCCAAAACTATTTCTCCTATCGAATATTCACAGGAAAATGGTGAAGTGGGAACTATCGATATAGGTTTCGCTTTCAAAGAACATTATATGATTGATGGAAATGGAAGAGAATTAAGTAGGGAAAATATTCCAAGTGCAAGTACAAGAACCGAAAATGGTATTCCAGCAAGGTTCACACGATTTGGAACTGGAACATTTACCTAAATTACATAATGCAATAGGAGATAAATTATGGCATTACCAAAGTTGGCCTCCGCCAAATATGACTTGACGCTCCCCTCAACAGGCGAAAAAGTTGAATACAGACCATTCCTCGTAAGAGAGGAAAAGATACTTATGATTGCTCAACAATCTGGAGCACAAGAAGATATCCTAAAGGGTGTCGAACAGATTATTGATGCTTGCACATTCGGTAAGTTGAATGTAAGTACACTACCCATGTTTGATTTGGAGTATATTTTTCTCCAACTAAGGTCAAAGTCGGTAGGGGCAGAAGTTGAAGTAAATGTAACTTGTCCAGATGATAGAAAAACTAAAGTACCAGTTAAAATTAATCTTGAAGAAATCAAGTGCGTTAGAGAAGTGGGACATGATTCCACAATCAAGTTAACTGATACTATTGGTGTTGTTATGGACTATCCTAGAGTTAATACTATTAACCTTTTCAAAGAAGATGATGCAGAAGCAGGATTTGCTATTGTTAAGGATTGTATTAAACAAGTTTATGATGAAGAGACTGTACACGATAAATCAGATATGGATTCAGCAGAACTAGAAGAGTTTTTAGAGTCTATGTCGCATGACCAGTTTGTTATGATACAAAATTTCTTTGATACCATGCCTAAAGTGAAACATACTGTTAAGGTAAAAAATCCAAATACAGAAGTGGAAAGTGAAGTTGTACTAGAGGGACTTAACTCTTTTTTTTAGTAGCCCTCTCTCATAACAACTTGGAGAACTACTATAAACTGAACTTTGGGTTGATGCAACATCACAAGTATTCTTTAACAGAGATAGAAGATATGATGCCATGGGAGAGGGAAGTTTATGTAATGTTGTTGCGACAACATATTGATGAAGAAAATATGAAAGCAAAACACGCCCAAGCCAACAGAGGTGGATAAATATAACATAGGGAGAGAGAACTATGGCAGAAAAGAAGACAGTTACCGTTGATGAGGCGGTTGCAAAAAAAGATACAAATGGTGATGGCCATATCTCAATTGAAGAGATGGAGATGGATTTGGAATTTAAGAGAAAAGCACTAGAAGATGCAGATGCCCGTAGAGATGCAATGCGTCAGATGGCATGGTTTGCTCTATGGGGTATGTTACTATATCCTTTCGCAGTAGTAATTGCAAACTGGATTGGGTTAGACCAAGCATCAAAGATTTTAGGTGATATGGCAGCAACATATTTTGTTTCAGTTGCAGCAATCGTTGCCGCATTCTTTGCTGGTAATGCTTATTCAGACAAAAAGAAATAGGTACAAATAAATGGCAGATACTGTAAACGAGAGTTTATCAAAAATCACCGATGAACTAAAACAATCTAATAAGAGATTTGATAAGTCTATTCAATCAGCACAATCAATCACTGGACTTGCAGGAGCAAATAGTGTAATCCTTGGTAGTGTTGGTGGTGCAATCAAAGAAAACCTCGTTAAATCTACAGCAGGGTTTGGTTCGTTTATTGACCAATTAGAACAAATGCCTGTGTTTGGTGCAGTATCAAAAATTGGTAAAACTCTTGGTGGTAAATTCTTTAGCAAGATGCGTCAGAAGAAACAAGATAAACTTCTTGCAGACCAACTTGGTATCAGTAGAGAAGAGGTAGTAAATCGTAGATTAGAACAAGAACTTCTTGGCGCAGAAAAAGAGAAAAATGATAAACTTTTTGATGCAGCAACAGCACTTGGTTATAGTGCAGAACAATTCCAAATACTAACAAACGAAAAAGAAAACTCTAAAATGACTGCCGATGAAGTTGAAGCGGCAAGAGAAGTAAGAAGAGACAATCAAAAACTTATTAGTGCAATAGAAGGTGTTGGTGATAATATTGAAAATAGTGAGTCGAGTGATGAAGACAAAGGAGTATTTGGTGGTATTCTTGCTTCAATAAAAGGTTTCATTCCAGCAATTGGGCCTCTGTTAACAGGATTGGGTACAACTCTTCTTGGTGGACTTACTGCACTAGGTTCGTTTATTGTTCTTGGACTAAAGAAACTACCTGGCCTTGGTAGAGCTGCTGGTAGAGGAATTGCAAGAGGTGGACGTGCCGCTGCTGGTCTTGCAAAAGGTGGATTGAGAGCAGTAGCAGGTGCTGCAAAATTCCTTCCAGGCATTGGACTTGCAGTTACCGCTGGTATGGGTATCTTCGATGGACTTACTGCTGGTATTGAGGAATATAAGAAATCTGGTAAAATTGGTGCAGCAGTCAAAGAAGGTTTTTCTGGTGCAGTATCAGGATTAACATTTGGTCTTATATCTCAAGAAACTATATCTAATGGATTGACTTCTATTGGAGACTTTGCAAAAGGTGCTTGGGATGGTTATACTACTGTTGTTAGTGGTGCAGTAAGTGGAGTTGGTACTGTACTTAACAGTGCAGTAGATGGATTTGAAAACCTTACTGGACTTACAGTCCCTACTAATCTTACAGAAGTAAAGGATGCAGTCAGTAATACTATATCAAGTGCTGTTTCTGGTTTCAACAACCTTACAGGACTTAATGTACCAGAAAATCTAAGTGAATTGAAAACTGCTGTTAGTGACGGACTATCAAATGCAGCAAAAGGATTTAATAACCTTACTGGACTATCTTTACCAACAAATCTAACAGAATTAAAAGATTCAGTTGCATCTACATTCGATAATATTGGTGCTGGGTTTACTAACCTTACTGGTATTGAAGTTCCTACATTTGATGACTTATCTGCAAAGGTTGGTGCATTCGCAGATAACATGAAAGAAAATATTTCAAAGGGTTGGGAATCAGTTACCAACATGGCATCTAATGCATGGAGTGGTGTTAAAGGATTCTTCGGTTTTGGTGGTGATGATGATACAGAAGAAAAAAATCTAAAACAAGAAAAAATTGAAAAGATTAAAGACCAAAAGTTGGCGAATGATATGGAGATGGAAGAAATCTCCCAACGTATGGACAAATTTGAAAAAGGTAAGAACGCATACCTTGGTAGAGATACCAAAAAGAAATATAATAAAGATGAAGCACGATTTAATGAATTGATGGCAGCAAATGAAGGTTTAGACCAAGACCTTTCAACAGCATCTGCTACATATCCAACAGAAATGCAACATGGTTATGTTGGAACATCAGCAGGAAGGGTTTTCTATAAGTATACACCAACTGGTGAAATTGAAGTTGCGAAAAATCAAGAAGCGGCAGCATTAGAATATACATCACCAATATCTTCTGATGTTACTCCACTTGATTCACCTAGAACTGTAGAACAAACATCAATGTTACAAAAGTCTAATTCTACTGCGGCACAGGTTGCAAGAGATTATATGCAGAATGGTGGAAACACCACTGTGGTTAATGCACCACAAACAACAAATAACACTTCAACTAGTGGGGGTGGTGGAAGTACCATGATTCCTACAGTAATGTCTGATAATAGTTCTGCGTCACAGGCTGCTAACGCAAATATCTAGTGGTCGTAAATATTAGGCCCGTCTTGAACTTTGACAGGTTTACAATATGCAGTGACTCTATCTTTGGGGTCTACATAACTGTTATATGAATAGTTGCCATATTGTCTGGGGATGCGTTTTGCATAATACTGACACACATCAATACTTCTGAATATCATTGCATTGGGTTGTATCTGTCGAAACTCACCTGTTCCCATAACAACTACTAACATAAATGCGTGTATCATCGTTCAATTTGCCTATTAGCGTGACGAATTCTTAACTTCATCAACTCTATATTTGCTTCTGCTTCTGTCTGGGGATGGTCTATAGGGTTGTCTAAATGATAGTCAATGTGAATTACAAGTGCGAGTAATGATACTATAATCAAGAAAAGTGTGGAAAAGAATAGTATTGCCATTACCACTTACCTTGTGCTGCTCCAATGAAATAGATGATAGCACTTACCATCACTATACCAATAGCAATTACAATAGTAAGAGTGATTGTCTCTAATAGGTCTTTTCGCAACTCTGCCTGTTTATAAACTTCCTTCTCACGTTTTGCACGAATAGAACGCCTCATCTCTTTGAGTTCATCCCAAGTTCCAAAACCATATCTAAAATTCAATATTTGTTGTAACTCTTTTTCCTGCTCGATGATTTTTTTCTCGTGCATCAGAAGTTGCAGTGCTTCTTCTTCGACACTACCTGCTTGGAATACTTTTTTGAAGAGAGGAGGTTTCTTTGCCATCTGAGTACCCTTACGGAAATCAGATACAGCAGTATACCACTTACCCATTTGACCAACTGTATTTTCAAAATCTTGTCCTGCTTGAACAAATTTTTGAACTGTCTTAAATGCCGTTGTTGCTGCCGCTATAGCGGTAAATGGGTCTACCAATAAACCTCTCCCTCAAATCTCTCTACTCCTATTTATAGATTACTTTCGGTTAGCGAGGGGGTTGTCTAAACTTTTTTGCAACTTTCTGTCCATAGAACTTTCTAGTGAAGTTAGTTCTCTTTTAACATAACCTTCTAAACCAGATACCTTATCGTTGAAACGATTATTTGCATCGTCAATCATAGCACGAGCATCAGTCTTGGTTCTATCCATCAACGCAGTTGCCTCATCTTCCAGTTTATCAATATCGTTTTCTACCTTCTCCAGTAGTTTTTCTGTACGAATGATTTCGTCACGCAAGTCGTGTTTTGTATCACGCATCATATCAACCGAATCATTTACACTGTCTCTGATAATGATAATCTCTTCCTTGAATACTGCAACTGTTTCTTTAACAATCTTCATATCTTCAGTCATCACTGCAAGCGACTTATCAAACTCTGATAAATCTGGGGCAACATATTCTTGGATTTGTTCTTTCATATCCATGTAGTCTTTGTAAAACTCAAAGCCTGCCCATAGTCCACCACCTAGTGTTCCTATTAGTGGGATTATTAGTAGTAGTTTACTACCACCAACCTTTATACCACCGTATTCTACTTCTGCCATTTTTCTCTCCTATTTGAAATTATATTGCGAATCTTCCATGATACCAAAATTAGGGTCATTTAAGAACCATCTTGCATATTGATGGTCAACCACTGGTTTTGGTGGATAAAAACTAACTTGATTTAGTTCTTTCTCTGCATAATCAAACCCTGGCACAAATGATATAAGTGCCAGTAGTTGTCTTTGTACCAACATCTGTTGTTCTATAGTAACAGCGTTCTCTACCTGTTTTGTTAACTCTATCGCCTTCTGAGCGAGTAACATCCTAATCTTTTGATTTTTAGTACTCTTCGGTTTCTTAACCTTCTCTTCAGTCGGCGCCTGTGCTTCAGACTCGAGCGCAGCAATTTCCTTCTCAATGTCATCTTCCTGTACCGCCTCCCCTGTACCGACTTCACCATCACTGTCGACAGGCAAAGTGTCCGATTGGACTATTTCTTTTTTCTCATCTCTTTCCTTCTCAAAGGGATTACTTACTTCTTCTTCTTCGTTGTTTTCTTCTGATTCACGTTCCAGTTCAGCAATCTCTCTTTCGATATCATCTTCCATCGCCATCATATCACCCTGTGTCTGTTCGTATTCTGCACTTACAGTTTCTTCTACCGTAGGTATTTCTGTTACGACAACAACTGGAACTTCTGGGATTGCGATAGTGAAGTCTATCTCTGGTGCTGCAAGAGCATCTGCAATAGGGTCAACTGTTGTACCATCATCTAAAATTTCTTCTAGTGCGGCAACAAAGTTTGGACAGGACGAATCAAACTGACTGTCCATCTCACATTGTTGGTTAAAGAATGCCTGTTGATATCCTGTACATTGCACATCATACAGGGGGTCGTAATCACACTGTTGTGCCAGATATGCGTCTGCATAACCAGTACAGGTTGGGTCATATAGTGGGTCAATATTACACTGTGCAGTCAAATATCCAGTGCAAGATGAATCATATAGAGGGTCAAGTTTACACTGTTGGTTCAAATATGCCTGTTGATACCCTATACACCCACTATCATAAAGAGGGTCAAGTTTACACTGTTGATTATAATATGCTTGTGCGTATCCAGTACAACTTGGGTCATGTAGGGGATTTGCAGTA